TACCTAAAGAATATCAACTCCCACTATTAACCCCCGTGCGTATATATACAGCCATTGAGCTTGCTGCTATGCCGCTTTCAGTTATGAATGCATGCATCGAAGCACAGGAAAAATTTGCTGTGCTTGAGCAATCAACTCAAATGGGGGGGGGCTGCAATAACAGTACGCCGTTTGATGGAGGAGGGTTTTCCATTAATTCAGGTTATCGAAAAATCAAGAACACGCTACAAGATTGCGGGCGAATACTATCCACCACGGATAATTCGCCAGTTGGAAAAGCGTGGATTGATCAGTTTGGGGGTGAAATCGCATGAGCAATAAGATTGTTAATGAAATACGAAAACTGCCAATCGATAGCACTCCAAAAATGCTTTTATGGGTCATTTCTGACATTGCAGATGATGATGGGAATACAAGTTGGTATGCACCTAGATCGCGCCTCATGGAGGAAACGGGATACAGCAATAAAACGATAGCTGTGTGTATTGCATACCTAAAAGAGTGTGGAATTTTGCAGGTGATTGGCGGCAATGGTCGTCAAAATCAATACATCGTCACACCTGAAAACTTTAATTCGGATGTGAAATATCAGCCTAAAAAAGATACAAAACCAGTGAGCGAGGTTCACCAGTGTACCAGCTTCACTAGTGAACTAGGTTCACCACCACCAGTGAACCTCACGGAAAAACCAGTGAACTTGGCGCAAAAACCAGTGAGCGAGGTTCACACTATCCCTCATATCCATCAATATCCCTCTGTATATCCATCATTAGGCGATTCAGAGAATCCGCCAACTGATCAACCTAAGGCGAAACGAGTTACTAAAAAACAGGCAGGTATCAATCGTCTGATTGAACTTGGTTGTGAAGAAAAATATGCACACGACTGGATGGTGGCACGAAAAGGAGCGCAGCTTACAGATTCAATTCTTGAAAACCTGTCCGAGCAAGCAAGTAGGGCTGGCATAACCATCCCTGTTGCTGTTGAGTGGTCAGCTAAAAAGGGCTATCAGGGGTTTAAAGCAGATTGGTACCTGAAAGATCAGCAATGCAATAACACCTCAGTGAATAAACAAAATCAAGCTACTCAACCACAAAGCCTAAACGCAAATTACTGGGCCAACTTCAACCAGCCACAAGAACCCAAAGACTGGTTTGAAGAACCGATTGATGTCACACCAAAAAAGCTGAATTGGATTGAGGGGGTAGGTCATGCGTGAGATTGCCCAGGCAGAAACCATGCCTTTTGAAAAACAATTGATTTTGACACTGCAAACCATGTACGCACAGCAATTTGCTAAACACTTCACTGATAAGCCAATGGAGTTGGTTGAGGGAATTATACGGGCAACTTTAGCAGGTGTGGATCAGGATGGATTTAACAAAGGAATTGCGCGCCTCCTCTCAGGTCAATCTAAGTTCATGCCGACCATCCAAGAATTTAAGTCTTGGTGCGTATCTGGCACATGGACAGCGATTGAAGCTTGGTACCACGTTTGCGAATGGTCAAAAGACTCAAACCATAAAATCACAGTGATGGCTAAACAATGTTGGGATGAGGTTTATCACATCGTGTTGGATGGCAACATGCGAGAGGCCAAAAGTCAATTTATGAATCTGTATGAAGAAAGATTGACACGTGCCCAGTTGCAGGGAGTTAGACAGGAAACCTATGTCGCTCCGGTTGCTATCCCGGTTAAAACCTTTCACATGCCTTATCAGGCTGAAAACAAAAATCTGGATCAAGAAAAGCTTACTTCATTGAAAAAACTTGCACAGCAATACCAGTCAAAAGGCATGTCGGTTGTAGCGGCTTTCAATCAAGCATCAATTGATTTAACGGGTAAAAGCATGATGGGTGGCACACGATGAAAAACTTAAAAGTTGGTTCAAGAGTCAAGGTTGATTTCATAAGCGAATCAAAAACGATCTATTCAGGCAAACGCTTTACAGGTTCTGGTGTTGTCGATCGTATTGAAGATGGTCGAGTATTCGGGCGCTTAGATGATGGTCGGCCGTTTATGTGCTTTCTGGGGGATGTTCAGATAGAAGAGCAAGGGGGTGAGTAATGAGTAACCCCTATTTAGTTGGCGATAAAGTCCAGCATGACGTTGAATACTGGAAGCAACCAACAAGCACACTGACAGTGACACACATTAAAAATCTAGTGGTGGCTGCAGTTGATGACAGTGGGCAAAAGTTTGTTGGAAATTATGGCTGCTTTACTTTGATCAAACGAGGTGAGTCTAAGTGACATCAATAAGCCTCGCTGAATACCGCACTAAATTTCCAATTAAGAAGGGGAAAAAGCGCCGTTCAGTCAAAGGCCAAAGGGTACAAAGCGAAGGTGAGGTAACGCTGGCAAGAGATTTAAGGGCACTAAAAATTGGGTTTGAGCAGGAATACAAGTTTCATGCAGAGCGCAATTGGCGGGCTGATTTCTTGATAACTGGGACGAATATTTTGATTGAGGTGGAAGGTGGGATTTGGAGTAACGGACGGCATACAAGGGGCAAGGGCTTCATAGCAGATATGGAAAAATACAACGCGGCAGCGGTTCTAGGTTTTAAAGTTTTACGGTTCAGTACACAGCAAGTGAAAAGCGGTTTGGCGATTAAGCAGATTGAGGAGTTATTCGGGTGAGAAAACAAAATAATGACTGGCTATGGATTCTTGGATTTGTCCTGTTTGCTGCATTAGCTCTGGCTGTAAATACATGGAACACGATCCAAGTTTGTAAAAATCAGGATGTGTACTGGGTAAATGGCACTCAGCACACATGTAAATTATTTAAATAGCAGGTGCATATATGTTAATTGAGAAGTTTGATTTTTTAGAGTTTTTGCGCCTTGCTATTGCTCAAGGAAAAGCCGAGGGGAAAAAGATATCCAAGGACATAGTTTTAGGGGAAATTGCGTTGATGTCTCCAGCAGCAAAATTATGGGCTGCGTTGCTTGTTGAGGATGTAAACTTTGAACGCATCGCAATCATAACACCAGCACAAAAGCAGACTGAAACTTTTTACAGTCGTTACGATTTCGGCTTCCAGACGCAACGCAGAATTGCAGACATACCGGGCAAAGTTGAGTTCGTACAGGGTCCTATTAAATCGGGTGACTTTTTTCGCGTACGAAATAAATTAGCATCCAAGATTCATAAGGAAATGATTAAGAATAATTTCTCACCAACAAATGCACAGGGCGACCTATCAAATACTGCAAAAGGTATTGCTGAGATTGTTTTGCGTGAACATGTGTTGGTTAAAGCTATGTGTAATGCATGTCAGGGTTTAGGGAAACTTGAGATCTACGATGCCAAAGGAAATCCAAATGGTTCAAAATTTTGTGATAAGTGCAATGGAACTGGAAAGCGCCCATACACATTGAATGAGAAAATGAAAATAGCGCGTATTGATGCGACCAAAACTGCGTATATCAAAAGCTACCAGAAGTATGAAAGATTAGGTGAATCGATAGTTGCTGAATGGGAAAATGAAATCCGATCAAAACTCTGCAGGGCATTTAGATTTGAAATGCCGGCAGAAAAAGAATTTTCTGCTTGACACTTGGGTATACACCTAAGTATAAGTATTTCTAAAATGGGCGAATTGTAAAGCAACCGCCAAATAGATATTAAAAGCTCGCATATGCGGGCTTTTTTTATGTCTTATCCCCACTCGCTTAGGACGCTTTGCGAGTCAATTCGCCGAACGGATTACGGCACATAAAGGCCCTGCTAAATATCGATTATTGGCGGGGTTTTTTCTTTCTTTATTTTGATGACGGGGTGCTTATGGATATTCTCGAAGCGAAAAAGAACTTAAAAAAGCTGCATGAAGATAAAGAGAAAATCGAAAGCCTGAATCATTTGAATGCGCCGATCGCGTTTAAGTTTGAGTGTGATAAGCGTCTTCGGCAGATCGATGGGAACATTGAGACAATCAAACAGAACATAAAGCGCTATGGACGTTGATGCATATAAGCGAACTACAAACAAAAAGCCGTATAAGCCTAAGCCAAGAACCAGACCGCTGCCTAAGGCTAAACAGAATTATCTTGAAGCTGAAGAAACTCTGTTTGAAGAATTAGAAGAAAATCTGATCGGATATCGCCGTAAGTTTAAGTTCGAATCTACAAAAAATTGGCGCTTCGATTTTTATATTGTGCGGTTGAATCTTCTTATCGAAATCGCAGGCAGCTCATGGGCCGTTGGTCGTGGTGGTAAAAAGATTGCCAATTCATTAAACAAGCATGACTTGGCTGTAGATGTTGGATTCAGGTTTGTCCGCTTTGAGCCATGTCAAATTGAGTCTGGCTTTGCGATCGACTGGATTAAAAGCGAATTAGCGAGACTAGAAGATGGACCAGATCAGACCATTTCCCCAGACTGACTTTATCGATCAAGCGGAAGAAGAGGAAGCCATTCGTATCATTGCGGCACCAGAATTAAAAGCATGGGTCCCAACAAATTTCTTAACGCTGGGCGGTGAGTTGCATAACCCGGATCATGATCATATCGCTGAACTACTTCATGATGATGAAACCTTTCTTGCATTTGCATGGGCATCATCTGCCGCCGTAGCTAAAAAACGTATGGTTTTAGGTCAATGTGAAAAGGTGATGTTCAATCAGGGTGGTTGGAAAAAATCTCGACAAGAACAACAGATGCGTGATTGGTTTGGATTTGTGCCTGTTTACCTTATTACGATCGATGCAAGCTTTTGTGAACAAGCAAGTGATCGAGAGTTTTGTGCTCTAATCGAACATGAGTTGTACCACATCGGCGTGGAACGTGACGAAGATGGTGAGCCGCTTTATAGCGACATGACGGGATTGCCTAAACATTATTTGACAGGTCATGACGTTGAAGAGTTCGTAGGCGTAGTCAAACGTTGGGGCGCGAGTGAGAGTGTGAAGCGTCTGGTTGAAGTCGCGAAGCAGGCGCCGTTTGTATCTGAGAAAAATATAGCTGCTAGTTGTGGGACGTGTAATTTTAATTGAGCCGAATGGCTCTTTTTTTTTGCTCATGGTGTTAGACGTAGTTAGACAACTGAGGTGTTTATGGCAGCCCTAAAAGAGCCTGTAAAAATATTTATAGTTCAAGCTCTTGCATGCCGTGATACACCTCAAGAAGTTGCTGATCAGGTCTTACAGGAGTTCGGAATAACAATTGATCGCAAGCAATGCCAATCATATGACCCAACCAAGGTCGCAGGAAAAAATCTAAGTCCGAAGTTTAAAAAGCTTTTCGATGAAACTCGAAAAAAATTTGATGCCGGTTTGGTGGATATTCCAATTGCAAAAAAACATTATCGGATGAAGCAATACGATAAATTACTTCAAAAAACTAAGAACACTGTTATGGCTTTGCGAATCATGGAGCAGGCAGCAAAGGATAGTGGTGGCTTATATACCAATAAGCAAGAGGTTGATCACACTACTAAAGGTGAATCAATAAACAAGCCAACAACAATTGAATTGGTGGCTCCAAATGTCCA